TGTGTACATCTTCTTCAGTATGTCCATAAGTGTTACATGCGAAACAAAAGGTGTGCCCATCAGAGTACAAAGAGTTTGCATCTGATGAGCCACAAGTCTCACATGGCAAGTGCCTCACGAACTCGCTGTCGGAGTTGTGCGTATGCATTGGCTTGTTGTTCGTGATAAGTGAACCAGTCGTCAAGTGCTCGGTAGAAACCCTTCATCAAATTATCAATGGTTGCGGGATTCTCTGCTTCAACGTCAGCTAGTAAATCAGCGAAACCTTCTGCGAAGTATTCAGGTGTACCGTACTTTAAGTTAGCCATTCGATTGGGATGGATTGGTATGAACACCAAGGGAAACCATTACGTTCTGCCCACTTGGCGTATGTTGTCTTAGATCCTTTGTAGATCTTGTTAAATGGTGCTTGAAAGACGAAGCGTATGTCTAACTCGGGATTGCATTTCTTTACTGCGATCATCTTCCTTCTGTCCTCGCTCGTCAGGCGTCCTTTCACTTCTAGAAAGACACCATTGATTAAATGGAAGTCGGGTATGTAGTTGCATTGCAGTTGATAAGGAACTTTGCGGTCTTCGTAAGTGTACTTCACCTTCAAGCTGGAGAGAAGGTCAGCGACCTTACCCTCCAAGCCTGATCTATACATCAGAAGTCGTCTTCGGTATCGTTAGCAGTAGTAGTCACGTTGGGCTCGGATGCTTTGAATCCGGCAGTTGTGCCGAACAGAGCAGCCACATCTTCAGCAGCCATATCACCAGTATCTACAGCAGCACTGTTGTTCAATGCCACGAGTTGTACGCCCACAAGTTTAAGGCTAGTACCATAGGTGATGCCATCACGCAGGATGTATGGTTTTTGATAGAAAGCGAGTTTCACACGACTGCCAGAGTACATAGGAATAGACTCATCGGTGATGTGAGTGCCCTCAGTATCAACAACCGGAGGCTTGCTTTCTTCATTCCAGGAGAATTTAATCTTGTATTGACCTTCAGCAACTTCTTCCCAAGGCTCAGGCTTGAGAGTAGAACGCTTCGGGTTCTTCAGTTTAGTTTCTGCCCACTTCAGGGACTCAGTACGATCCTCTTCCAGTTTCTCAACCAGATCGGAATCGACAAGGGCAGACAACGAATAGCCAAACTTGCTCGGCTTCAGTACAGCTTGGTATCCTTCCAGGACAACAGGCTGTTCAGTTTTGTGGATGGTGCGGGTCATTAACAAAAGAAGTAGGTTGAGTCAATCACGGATTCTGGTTCCAGATCTCCGATGATCGGTGGTTTAGTCTCTGCGCCTATCTGTTGCGCAAAGTCTTGAAGGTAGTCATGCTCTGCAAACAGGTGCATGTACGTCTCGCGCACAACAACAGAAAGCAGAGACATGTCGGTAGCACGACACAGTACAGAGTCATGTATCAGTGCAATCGGTGCCGTAAACTTAGTAGCAGACAAGTGCAGCAAAGACGCATCAAGCGAGTGGATTAGATTAGGCGCTGTTGCGTTCTTGTGGTGCCGTTTGTCTACCTCATTTTTGTCACCAACTGCGACCTTGAGATCACAACGACCCATTAGCTGTAGTTCTAATGTGGTAAACTTTTTCTTCATCAGACGTTGTGTAACGACAAACCCTGATGGTGTGACCCAGGTCAGCTCTTTCTCACCACGATCGATAGCTTTGCCTACCTCATCCTCAATCCACGACATAACTGCCATAGGACCAGGGACAACGATATTCATAGCATCTCTGACTGCTTTGACAGTCTTGGTGAGATCATCTTTATCTATCTCTACACCCTTTTCTTGCAGTGCGTCCCTGATATAACCCCGATTGGAGTAAGGTTTAGCATTGTAAGGAACAGTCATGACGACCCTTTTGACCGTCTTTCTGTCCATGTAGGGACGAATGGATGCAGGACTTTGCGGTTTAGCTTGTTCAGCAACAACCCTGTATGCATCTTGTGGTTTAGGACTAGGGAGGACGTTTACAAGTTGTGCAGTAGATTTGTCACGTGCCAATCCTGCCAGAATTTGTAATCCTGAACAGGTGGCATCTGTTGCAACAAATAAGCCAGTAGTTTTGCGCTCTTTAGTGACGACACACCTGTAGTACTCCTCACAAGCTGCAAGGAACTGCCAGGGTTCATCTAGTTCACCCCACTCATTGACTGTACCAATAGGATCTAACACCACACGCTTGATGAATGTGAGGTTATCACCTGGCCATCGACGCCTCTCTTTCATGGTAGCTTTATCCAGACCTGCACAAGTTGCAACCTGGAAAGCTAACCACTCTTCAGCATCAAGAGTCATAGGAGCTTCTTCATAACTCCTCAACAAACTTTTTCCGAAGTCTGTGTCTTGTGGTGTGAGGAATGCAGGGATAGGGTAAGCACGACCCCGATAATCAAACGACCACGGAATGTAGAACTTATCTCTATCTTTAAACCTATTCACTGCTTCCATCGTCATTCGAGTACGACATGACTTTCTAAACTCATACGCTTGTCGGTTCCTTACCTCAGCAGAGTCCCGCCTGTATGCTTGTCTAGATTGTTTGTTCTCCTCAATGTCAATGGGTTTAGGAGGTTCTGAATGATGTATGATAGGTAAGAACTTTCCAACTGGTTGTTCTCTCTTATCTAACTCTTCCGCTACTCCTACAATGAAGTGGTTTAAACAGTAAGAAACCTTCTGAATTCTATTCAAAAACTCAAGAGGTTTTTCCCCCTGTATACGGACGGGGTGGCCTCTACGAACAAGATCATGACCGCGCATAACCTCGTTTAGAAGGTATCCACCTGGCTGCTCATTGCTCCAATCATTCGGAGGTATAAGCATTGGCCATGCAAGCGGGCAGAACAGCTCCGCCTCACGCATTAGTGCGTCCTTGATATCCATGAACGCTGCGGTTGGTACAATGTACTGGAGAGTCTTGGTACCCTCTCGTACATTGAGCTGCTCGAACCACTTGCTAGTTTGCATGATGCAATCAAGCAGCCATGCTCCAACTCTAACGCGATTTGCACGTCCCCAGCAATCCCATTTCTCAAGATCTTTTCGGTTCCAGAGTGTCTGGATGACAGTGAGTTTTTGTTGTGTGCCGCTGGATTTGTGCCAGTACTTTGTTTTGAGGTGATGTAGTAATCCAGGTGCTGTACGCTCGTAGAAGCGCATCTGACACTCATCTTCGATAGCACGACCGATAGCATCGCATACATTTTGAGCCTGGTTGGCTTTATCTTTGTATGAGAATACTTTATCAAACGTGACCTTGAGAGATATTGTAGCAGATGCTAATGTTTCAAGTTGTGGTAGATAAGTTGTAATGATGTCATACAAGTGACCATGACCACAGCTTAACTTAATAAGCCTAGTCTTTTCAATGTACTCTACAACTTTTGGTAAGAGAACTTCGATAGAAGATGCACCGTACACTGTGGCAGATGCATAGCTTTTGTTCTCTAAAGCTTGTGTGTTCTTGTGAAGTTTGTGCAGACCATGAGCGATAGCTTCTCTCTCAAATTTGATCTGCTCATCAATCTCCGCTTGTGTCAGCAATAAGATCCTCCTCGTCGTCGTGAATGTGGATGCATTGAGCCAGCTCAGGATAATCTTCCACTAGCTCTTGTAGTTGTTCAATCGTAATCAATGACATCGGTGTTAAGGGTGAAACTGGATGGCCTCATCAGTACAGACAGTTAACTCTGCACCGTCAGCTATTAGACTTTTAACTTTAGCTTCTGCTGCGTGTTGCTTCTGATACACGAACTCTTTGACTTTGCCTTTCGTCTCAGCGCGTATGATGCAGAACACAGAAGAAGGAAGCTCCCAACCTGCTACCTTCCAAGACATCAAGTCTTCGAAGGTGTGAGGGATGAAAGCCTCATCGGGAGCGTCTTTGTACGCTTCCCAGTTGTTTGGATAGTAGGGTTTACCACTCATCAGCCTGCCTCACGTTGACTAGTTCATCATCTCGTTCACGGGACAACTCTAGAGCCATCCACGCGGCTGACTCAGAATCGGGCGCTAGCAAAGAGATAGTGCCTGAACGTAGCGTGACGTTATACAGCTTTGGCTGACGTGTTACGCTTGCGGGTTGTTCGTTTTGGTGGGTCATCTGCTGCGTCCTTGGGTTGTATGGAAGCCATGAATGTGTCATGGAACTCGTCGCGCAGTTGTTTATACTGTTCGACGGTTTCTGAAGGGGGAGAGCTATAGTGATGGAGCCAAGCTTCGACTGCATTGAGTAGCAGCCACTCACGAGTTCTAGTCATTTAGTAATTACTTCTTTGTAGTCGTATTTGTCAATCATGTTGCCACACTCTTGGCATTGAGATGCACACCAAGAGAAATGATAGACACGATGAACAGCACCACATGTGCACATGATAAGTTTACCATCACGCCCAGCGCGAGTGTAACGTGTGATTGGTTTGGTTTCAGTCATTGAGTGCTTCAACGTATTGCAGGTAGATTCTAAACCAATGGGCGTACCCATGATTAGATTTGTTAATGGTAGATTGCCACGGTGCATCCATTGCACGAAGACAATCACTCATCCTCGTGTGCCAAACGGTTAACGTTTCGCTGTCGTAG